GTCGGGCGGGGGGAACGGTGGTTACGGTTGTTCGATGCCACGGGCGCGGGCCTCCTCGGATCACGGCGCGGGCTTGGGGAGAAAGAGTGGTGAGGATGGGCGGGCCGGGCCCGCGCCAACGGTTGTCGGCCCGCCCATCCGGCTCATCAGGACAGCGGATCCGCCGGCGTCACCGGGATCTTGTCGGCGTGGTAGACGGTGTTGCCGGAGGCGTCCGGGTACGTGGTGATCGTCCACTCGAAGCCGGACATAGTGTCCTGCTTGTACTCGACGTCACCGCGCTCGGAGATCTCGCCGTCGGGGACGTAGAAGCCGCGGTAGTTCTCGCCATCGATGACGAGGAACCAGAACGCGCGGCGGTCCGGGCTCGGGCTCGCGGTCTCGGCGAAGCGGGTGATGCCCTCGCCGTCCGGCAGGAAGTCCGCCTCGTCGATGCGGTACTGCAGGCTCATCACGGCCTTGCGGGACGTCTCCCACATGGTGAGGCCGAACGTCCGCACGCTCTGGGTGATCTGGGTACGGAACGGCGAGGTGAGGCCCCACGGGGTGAACGCCTGGGACTCCTCGTCCCAGCCGTTGGTGAGGCCGTCCTCGGAGATCGCGCCCAGCGCCGCCCACGGGGCCAGCGGGTGGGTGAGCGGGGAGTCGGGCGCTGCCGTACCGACGGGGGCGACCCAGGCGCCGCCGTTGGCGCCGACCATCGTCAGGTCGGCGGCGCGGGTGATGTTGACCATGGTGTCTCCAGACATGGAAGTGGCCCGCGCTCGGGCGGGTGACTGAGGCTGGCGCGGGCCCGCACCGGCTTACGCCGGGTGGCTGTAGATCTGGTAGGTGGCGCCGACTCGACGCAGCGCCGTGTTCTCGTAGGGGCGGACCGCCGGCGGCGAGGTCGTCGTGACACGGCCGATGACAGCACCGCCGGTGGTGGCGCCAGGAAGCTCGGACAGAAGCCAGCCGCGGACCGTGGCAGCCAGGGCTATCGCCTCGGCACGGGATGCGGCGTAGACGTCGATGTCGACGAACGCGCGGTCCAGTCGGAAGCCGTCGTCGGCGCCCGCCGGAAGACGCTGCACCTGCACGGTGGGCAGCTCGTTGAGCAGGTTGTTGTCGAGCTCGTCGCGCACGACAACGCCGGACCCCGTCTTCGCCTGCAGCCACTGGATCAGGGCCAGCTCGATGTCGACGCTGCCGACGGCGGCCATCAGTCGCCTCCCGCCGCCTGGGCCGCGCGCAGCAGCACGTGGTGGGCGGGCACTCGTTCGGTGCCGTACTCGACGTGCGCGCCATAAGAGGACGAGTTGCCGACCACCGCGATCGCCCGGTCCCTGCGCCGGCCGCCGCGTGACACGGGGCGGACGAAGAAGGAGGCCTTGTAGTGGCCCCGGTGCGGATCGCCGGGCCCGCCGACCGGAGCGATGCCCTCGGCGGCTGTCTTGATGGACTCGGCGCGGCGCACCATCTCGGCGAGCACCATGGGGCTGCGCAGCAGCTGGCCCACACCTCGCCTCGACATGCGGAATCGTGCAGCCATGCGCACCTCCTGAACGTGTCAGCCGGTCACCCGGTCTGCCGCAAACTGGACCGGGCCCGGCAAGCCGGTGAAGACGTTGCGCCCCCAGTCGCCCGGCTGGCCGGTGATCTCGCACAGCTCGCCGCGGATCCGTACCTGATCGGTGGTGAGCCAGTCCGACCCAGGCGGTGCGTACACCGTCCAGCCGACGATCACCGTGTCGCGGGCCTGCTGCTGGTCCCCGCCGACATCCGGCGCCGACTGGCGAGGCGTCACCACGCAGCCGGTGACAGTCGTCTCGACGAGCGGTCCCGGGATCGGCTGCCCCCGCGAGTCACGGCCCGGGGAAGGTCCGCGGCGTAGCCGGACCACGGCCTCCCCATACGGGTACGGGCCGGGCATCAGGGCCACCCCCAGCCGGGTTCGTAGGGCTCGCCCGTGTACAGGTCGTCGATCGGCCACGTCGGCGACGGGTCCGCGCCCGCCGGAGTCGGGTCGACGGTGAAAGCGCCGCCCCGGCCCGCCAGAGACTTCAGCGCCGCCTTGTCGGCCTTCGTCAGGTACAGGCCGCCCGATCCGGCCGGCCGCTGCACCGTCTGCGGGCCGATCGTCTCGTAGGTGACCTGCTGCGGGTTGACGTAGGCCCGGCCCGCCACCGACAGCACCACCGCGGTGGCCTGGTCCGGCAGAGGCTTCACGACCGACTCGGCCAGCGCGACCGCCTGGGCGATCAGCAGGTCAGCCCGGGCGCCGTCGATCTCCGACAGGCCCAGGTAGAGAGCGAGCTCCTCCGCGGTCGGAGGGACGAACGCCATGATCCCTCCTAGCGGGACAGGGCCTCCACGGCCTCACACCAGGCGGCCAGATCCGGCGCCGGGTCCAGCTCGGCAGACCGGGCGCGGGCCCGCTTGGTGGCCAGCCGGTACTCGGCCGGCGTCGACAGGAGCTTGCGCAGGACTGCCTCGTAGCCGTCGACATCGTGCAAGTCGACGAAGATGCCGCCCTCACCCAGCGACTCGCACAGTCCCGGGGTGGGATGCGCGACGACAGGGATTCCGGAGGCCATGGCCTCCACCCCAGCCCGGCCCCACGACTCGTAGGAGGAGGGCATCAGCAGCACGCGGGTGCGTGCGTAGACCTGCTCGCGCATCTGCTGGCCGTCGACGTGCTCGACGACCTCCACGTTCGGCAGATCAGGAAGCACCTGTTCGCCGTAAGCGCCCTTGACCGCCACAAACTGCTGGTCCGGCATTCGGCGGGCGAGCGCCGCCAGGACGTTTCCGCCCTTCTCCGGGTTGCAGTTGATCAGCGTGATGGCCTTGCCGGGCTTCGTCGCATACTCGTCGGCGAACACCGGCGGCCGCACGACCAGAGACTCGGCCGGCCGCACCGCCTTCGGGTACTCGGCGAAGAACAGCTCAGCCTCCGCCTCCATCCACCGGCTGTTGTAGACCGCGAGCGCAGTCCCACCTGCAGCCATGTCGCGAAACGTGGGCCGGTGAGTGTTGTGGCAGATCGCTACCACCGGCCTGCCGTACCCACGAGCCAGAGCCGACGTCGATGGCACGCACTCCAGATGCGATACCAGAACGTCGGCCTGACGCACGGCCGTCGGGAAGTCCAGGCGAGCCTCCAGGGGCACCACACGGATACCCCGGTAGTCGTAGGGCTCGCTCGCCTTTCCGTACCGGGACAGCCACACCTGCACATCGTGGCCGCGTTCGACCAGCGGCCGCAGCATCGAGACGAGCATGTGCTCGGCCCCGGCGTTGTGCTGCGGCGGCATGAGGTGAACGCGCGCCACGATCGACAGAGGCCTGGCCGTCCCGCCCGGCGCGGAAGCCGGGACAGCCCTGCCCATCAGGTGCCCGACGGGGTGCCGGTGAACTTGACGAACGCCTCCACGTCGCCCAGGACGAAGCCGTAGTACGCCTCGGCCAGGAGGAGAACGAGGTTCTCCTGGAAGGCGGAGTGCACGCCGCCGTCCTCGTCGATGTACGTCGCCTCGCGGGACAGCTTGACCGTGATGTCCATGCCGACGCCGTAGGCGGCCTGGGACCAGTCGCCGCCGATCGCGCGGAGCCCGGAGTCGGTGCTGGTGGACTGCCGGCGGAGCTTGCCGGAGACGCTGCGCGAGTAGGCGAGCGGTTCGCCGATCAGCTCGCCCTGCAGGGCCGCGCCGGTGCCGGCGCCCGGCTGGCGGGTCGCCACGAACAGCGGCTCGCCGGTGGTGGACGTCGCGGCCAGCAGCTTCGGCTTGAGGCGGTTGTCGGCGACGGTGCCGGTGTAGTCCCAGTCGTCGTCGATGGTCTCTTCCATGCCGGCGACGAAGTCGCCCCAGATCCCGCCCTGGTTCTGCGCGGTCGTGCCGAGCGCGACCGCCTTCGAGGTGGCGGCCAGGTAGTCGGCGAAGGGGCCGCCGCCGCCCTTCATGTTCTTGCCGTGGATCGTGGCCATGTCGAAGGCGCGGGCGAACGCGGTCGGCAGGTCGCGCTGCAGCTGCGTCCACAGGCCGGCCGCGTTGGACTGGGCGACCTCCATCGACACGGGGATGAGGACGGCGACCTTCTTGCCGCTCATCTGCTTGACCTCGGTGCCGCCCGAGCTCAGCGGCTTGCGGCCGCCCTCGGACACCCAGTCCGCCGTCGGCACGTCCAGCGGCACCGGAACTGCGGTGTTCGCCGTCATCGACAGCGGCACCCGCCGGGCCAGCGACATGACCGCGCTGCTCTCGACGGACTTCTCGAAGATGGGGCCGACCAGCGTCTCCGGCAGGAAGACCGGATCGACGGCGGACAGCTTGATCGGATTGGTGGCTGCCATCGCAGGCTACCTTTCTCAGCGACCCTTCAGGCCCTGACTCATGAACTCGGCGAACACGTTCGCCGGATCGGTGGGGGTGCGGTTGCCGTTGCCCGACGAGCCCTGCGTGCGGTCCGGCGCCGGTCGGCGGGGACCCTCGACCGGCTTCGCCCAGTGCGGCTTGCGCTGCAGCAGGTCTTCCAGATCGGCCTGGATGCGGCCCTCGTCGATCGCGCCGGACTCGTCGACGTAAGCCGACGGGTCCAGGGCTCCAGCCGCGTCCGTCGGGTCCGCGAAGGTGGTGGCGGCGAGCGCCTCGACCTTGGCCGTGACCGCGACACGGGTAGCGCTGGCGGAACGCTCACGCTCGGCGGTGAGCTGCTCGGTGAGCCGCTCCGCCTCCGACTTCTGCGCGTCCTCCAGCGCCTTCGCCTTGGCGGCCAGGGGCTCCAGCTCCCGCACCTTCGTGCGGTGGCCGGCGTTCTCCCGCCGGAGCTTCTCGATCTCCTTGCGGGCCGCCTCGGGGTCCGCCCAGGGGTCCGTCTTGCTGTCCCCTTCGGGGGACGCGTTCGGCTCCTGCGGCTCTTCGGTCTGCTCGACCTCGGTCTCTTCGGGCATGACTGTTTCGCCCTCCTGGGGCTGAGAAAGGCCACCTCCAGGGCGGCCGGGTTACTGAGTGGAGCCCGGCAGCGGATTGCTGTCGTGCTCGGCCAGCGCACGCCGGAAAAGGCGGAGCTGGTCGCCCGGGTGGCCCGCCGCGTACTCCTGGTACAGGCGATCCCACTCGGCAGCATGAGAGGACAGCTCGAAACGCTGCCCACGGAAGACGGGGACGATCACGCAGTGGCAGTTGTCGTGGAACTTCACGACCGAGTCGTCTCCGGAGAACTGCTCGTTCGCGTCACGGCCGGCGCGGCCCGCGTCCTTGTAGACGGCGCCACGTGAGGCCATGAGCTTGCAGAAAGAGCAGGCTCCCAAAGCTGCGGCCCGCGCATAGGCGACCGCGCCGCGGTCGCGGTCGGCGGACTCCCGCATC